AACTGAGTCTACACAGGCAATGGATCAGGTAACACTGGCTCCTAAGACTGTAGGCGCGTTCACTGATTACAGCCGTCAGCTCCTACTACAGAGCAGCATTGACGTTGAAGCTTTTGTTCGCAACGACCTTGCGTCGCAGCTTGCTTTAGCTATTGACGTAGCAGCTCTATACGGCACTGGCGCTGCTGGACAGCCAGAAGGTATTACCACAGGTGTTGCAAAGCACACACCTCTAGCTGGTGCTACACCAACCTTTGCTGAAGTAGTTGGTATGGAATCCGAGCTTGCCACAGCTAACGCACTACGTGGTTCGCTTGCTTACCTAACAGACTTCGCAACTAAGGGTGGTCTTAAGACTACTTCGAAGGCTGGTACTGAAGCTATCTTCGTATGGGACGGTTCAGAAATGAACGGTTATCGTGCAGAAGCTTCTTCGCAGGTTACAAGTGGTGACATCTTCTTCTGCAACTGGGCAGACCTGTTGATCGGTATGTGGGGTGGACTCGACATCACAGTTGATCCGTACAGCCTATCGACAAGCGGCAACGTCCGTGTAGTTGCATTCCAGTCGGTAGACGTTGCTCGTAGACACGACGCGTCCTTTATCTGGACCAACAACACACCATAAGGATAGGTAATGGGAGTTGAGTCCGATTTTGACAGACTATCATTCCTGAATGAGGAGGAGTTCGCGGTAGAGGTAACACTTTACCCGAACTCCGACCCTCGTCCAATAAATGCAGTCTACGACAGCGGACACATCGAAATAGCAAATGGCGTTTCCGTTATTTCCACAGCACAACCGAGTCTTACAACTAGAACTAAAGACGTAAATGACGTTGAGCAAGGAGATGAAATACTAATCGAAGGAAGATTACACACAGTTACAGACATCCAGCCGGACGGAACCGGAATGACGATGCTAATGGTACATAAGGCATGATTAACACAAAAGACATTCGTAATGATGTAGTTACACGCCTTACAGGGAACACAGCAGTAGGCGCAAACGTTATCAATAGTAAGGTAACACCTAACATGATGAAAAGCTTACCTGCAATCTGTGTATACACACCGACGCAGAACTTAGAGTCAGTAGACCCAAGAGAATTAGGCGGGCTTCGCACAATAGACTTACAAATCGAAGTGCTAGTAGCAAGCTCTACATCTTGGGCAGACACACTAGACGACATTATGCTGGAAATTAAAACTGTCTTATACGGAAGTGCATCTTTTTTAGATCAGTTTGAAAACGTAAATGGCTATACCGAACAACACACATTATCCGACGAAGGTGAACAACCAGTTGGACTAGGAATACTAACACTTGGTCTCGAATTATTCGAGGCAATTGACGCAACATAGGAGAAAAGACAATGCCTGCACAAAGAGGATTACTGTTCGTACTTGCAGTTGGTGGGGATGACGTTCTTACCGCAAGACAGACAGACATGACAATCAACAGTGAAGTGGTTGATGTCACCGCAAAAGATACGCAAGGCTGGCGCGACCTAATGGAAGGTGCTGGAACTCGAAGCATGACAATTACTTTAGAAGGTCCGTTTAAGGACGAGACTTATGAAGAAACACTTCGTGGTTACTCACATTCTGCAACTATCAACGCTTATACGCTAACAAGCGCAACAGGCGATGCATGGGCAGGAAACTTTCAGATTACAAGCTACAGCCGAGCTGGTACCTTCAACGGTGAAGAAACCTACTCGATTACACTTGAATCAGCTGGCGTAATTACTTACACACCAGCAGTCTAATGGAATGGGGCGGTAAACGCCCCGGACCTATAAAGGGGGATTATGACTAACAAGATTAAGAACGAGACTACGCTAAAATTCGAGGGCGAAGAGCTAACGCTACGCCCAACTTTCGCGTGTCTGGTTGCTATAGAGACGAGGACCGGTAAGTCTCTAGTGCATTTAGTTGAGGAATTTGCACAGCAACGAGGCACCCTTACAGACCTGCTTGTCGTTATCGAAGAAGCGACAGCAGCAACAGGTAACAAAGTACCTAAAGAGAAGATTATAGAGCTACTTGAAAACGAAGGAGTGTTATCCGTGCAACTGGGCTTGGGTAACTTTTTCGGCAAAGCACTATACGGCGGCACGCTAATGCCAGATGAGGACGAAGTTACGAAAAAAAAGAACCAGAACTCCCGAAAGAAATCAACTGGGATGAGTTCTACGGCGCCGCAGTAGGAATTCTTAGGATTGCGCCCAGTGAATTTTGGGCAATGACATTTAGAGAGTTCTACGCCGCAATGCTAATGAAGCATCCGCCGGAAAAACGGGAGAAGCAAGTTCCGCGGTACAAGAAACCGTTCTTCGATGAGGAAGAGCAGCAAATTATAGACGAAATGCTGCAACGCAACGCAGAGAGAAGAAAAGAACAAAATGGCTAAACAAAACATCGGAGACTTACATGCCAGAATAACGGCAGACAGCAAAGGCTTCAATCGCGAGATGGGGAGAGCGCGTCGCTCGTCTCAGAACTTTAGCCAGAAAGCAAGCGACGATTTCAAAAGAGTTGGCAGAGGCATTGCATCAGTAAAGGGTGCAATAGGTGGATTGCTTGCTGTATTTGCTTCACGGCAATTACTACGCGGCATCGGTCTAGCTATTGAAGGGTTAGACGACATTGCAAAAACGGCGAGAGTAGTCGGTATTAGCGCCCAATCATTGCAAGAACTTCGATTTGCAGCAGAGCAAACAGGTATTGAGACAAGAGGATTAGACGACTCAATAAGGCGACTAACAAGGCGTGCAGGTGAACTTGCAAACTCAGGCGCAGGACCAGCAGCTAAAGCATTTAAACAATTGAAAATTGATGTCCGCGATGCAAACGGAGACATAAAAAGCACCGACCAACTATGGAATGAGATTGTTGAATCAATGGGCGATGTCGAAACGACAGCACAGCGATCAGCACTTGCAGCACAGTTATTCGGCGACGACTTCGGTCCTAAGTTAGTACCACTATTAGAAATGGGAAGGCAAGGAATTGAAGATTTGCGTGAAGAAGCACGTGATCTAGGTATTGTCTTTGACGAAGAGATTCTAGCAAAAGCAGAAAAAGCAAGCGACGAACTAAACATCTTGCGCCGCACAATGGCAGCAAAGTTTACTATCGTAGTAGCCGACAATTTAGACAACATTCGGACTGTCATAGAAGAACTAATAAGTCTCACCGAAATGGTAGGAGGTCTAATTACAAACCAGCGCCTAGCTAAAGGCGATTTCAGTGGATTTAGGTCAACAGAACAAATCGACAGGTATTTCGATGAAGTCGAAGAAGAGATGCGCAAGAAGATTATCGGCTTCAGCGTTGAAGACTTTTTAGAACGACCACAAGCATACGGCGGAACAATCCCAACTATAATTGGCGGCAGAGCAGAAATGCTCGAACAGCTACAAGGGCTAATGACACGCCGTGGTGAATTAGAAGTCGAAGAAAGAATGGCAGCTCGCGGACTAGATCCAGAGGGCAACGAATTAGAAGGTGGTCCTACCGGTCCACGTGCAGAAGTTGATACGTCAACTGGTACTGGCACTGGAACTGGAACTGGGGATAGACCAGTTGACGAGAAAGAAAGATTAGCAGCCGAAAAAGCAGCTGAAGCAGAAGCAAAGCGGCTGGATACATTGCGCAAGAAGTTTGAAGCAATGGCTGATCCTGTTGCTGTATTTAGGCAAGAACTTACGGATCTCGACGAAGCATACGCTAAAGGCGAAATTACAAACGAAGTATACCAAAAAGCATGGCAAGACATTCAAGCAAGAATGTCAACAGCTACAGAAACGACTGATGAGTATGCACAGGCTATAAACGACTGGGCAGATGCAGTCCTTGAATCAATGAATCCGTATGCTGAAATAGAACAACAAGAAGCAATGCTAAATGCCGCCAAAGAAGCAGGCATACTTACCACAGAAGAACAAATACGCATCGAAAAAGACCTAGCAGAACAACGACAAGAGATTGCCGACCAGCTCAGCGGCAATAACGAAAGCATTGAGAGAATGAATAGCCTATTAAAAGACACAGGCATGGCATTTGCTTCAGCTTTCGAGCAAGCAATTATTGACGGTAAAAATCTCGGTGGTGTGCTTCAAGGGTT